AGTAAAAAGAAAAAAACTATTAGAAAGTGCTTGACTTTTATCATAGACGCCTCCCTGCACCCACATTTTTGCTGCCCTGCGAACCCAAAAGCCGGGTAAGAATGGATTTAAGGCTTTTGGGCTCGCTCATTCGGGCAGCAAAAACATCGCCAACATACGACATCTTTCTCACATATCGTATTGCGTGAAGAAAAGCCCTCTGTAAATACTTGTTGGATAAAGAATTAGCGTTGCTGGTTCGGTGTGCCAACCAAGCGGAAAATTGAATGTAGGCAACTATGTAGGCAATTTTCCAAAACAGGGGTTTTTGCTATGAGAAACGACTTTTCTTTGTACTTTCGGAAGGTTCCGTCGGGTAAGAGGGTGTACTACTACTACGCTTATGACGATGAGGGTAACAGGCTCGGGCCGTGGAGTACAGGGCTTACCCAAAAGACGGCGGCCAGAAACTATTGCAATAGGCTAATTAAGGGCGGCGTGCTGTTGCCGATTAAAAACAGTATTCCGACTTTTGCGGAGTTTGCCGCTGAATTTTGGGATTGGGACAACAGCCCGTATCTAAAAGAGCGTAAGAAACGCAGAAAATTAACACTGTCTTATACTGACAAAGCTAAAAAGATTGTTGAAAACTCTATTACTCCGTTCTTTGGCAATATGAGGCTGGATACTATTACCAGTGAAAAAATTGAACAGTGGATTGATAAACAGCTTGAGGACGGCTTAAAGAACGTAACGATTAACGGCTATCTTGGGTCTTTGATGACTATGATTAAATGGGCGGTGAAAAAACGGATTATTGACCGTGATCCATTCCTTGATGTTCAAAAGCTCTTGAAAGAGGAGAGGGAAAAGAAAATAGTTACGCAAGATGAGTTCAAGGCTATTTTTGTAACTGACTGGAAAAAGGTTTGGGACGATGACTTGATTATGTATACGGCTCATAAACTGGCGGCGTTAACCGGTATGAGGTGCGGCGAAGTTTTGGGGCTTAAAGGCGAATTTGTTTTTGACGACCATTTGAATTTGTGCGGGCAGTTTGACGATTACGGCTACAGGGAAACCAAAACCAAAATTAAACACCTTGTACCTTTGCCAAAAGAACTGGTAAAAGACTTGCGGAAGTTGATAAAAGTAAATGATGAGGGGTTTGTATTTTCCGAGGACGGCGGAGAAACGCCTGTTACTCGGCGGCGGCTGTACCTTTCTTTGCAAAGGGCTTTAGCGAAAATCGGGATTGACGAAGATGAGCAAAAAAAGCGTGGTCTTAATATTCATGCCTGGCGGCATTTCTGCAATACCGAATTGCTGAGGGGCGGTTTGAGCGTTAAAAAGGTGCAGGCGGTTACCGGGCATAAGACTGAAAGAATGACGGACAATTACACCCATTTTGACCCGATGGAGTTTACCGAAGTAAACAAGATACAGGAAACATTGCTTGAACCTAAAAAGGCAAAACCGAAAACCGGCAAGCCTGTATTGAAACTTGTTAAACCCCAGGAAGATGAATTAAAAACACCGAAAAGAAAAGCCTCATAAACTGACGGCTAATGTTAGTAATGCCCTTGCAAGGTCTTTGATGAGGACTTGCAGGGGCTTTTTTTTGCCGAAACCCTGAAATTTTCTCACATATCGTATTTCCCCCAAAAACGGATAGCCGTATTTTTGATGTATAAACGGCTGGTAATACCGTTTTGAAAAAATAATTTGGGGGCTGTCGTGGAAACATATTTGACCATTGAGGAACTGGCGGAGTATTTGAAACTCGCTGAACAGACTATTAGGCGTTGGGTTATGAACAGGGAAATACCTTTCCACAAAATCAAGAAGGTGATCCGCTTCCGTGTATCTGAAATCGAGAAGTGGATTGACAAGGGCGATTATGAACTGCCTGGAGAACGGCAAGAGGGCGAATTGTTTGAAGATGTTATTTCGCTGGACGAATTAGCGGAAATGGAACAGGCGGACGAAACCCCGGAAGAAGAATTATCATGACGGACTTTAAGAAAGTTATCGAGGAAGCAAAAGCGGACATTCTGCCCTTTGAAAGTTGGGAGAGGCTGCCGGGGGAAACATCGGCGGCGTTTGCGGCGTTTTGCTCTTTCAGGGATTACGGAGCTGAACGGAATATCCGCAAGGCTGTAGACAGCACCGAAAAAAACGAGGCGGTAAGGGCAAAGCGCTACAGGGTGTGGCGTAACTGGTGTACCCAATTCCGCTGGAGGGAACGGGCGGCGGATTACGACAACTACACGGAGAAATTGAAACAGGGGGAGTTGAGGAAAACGATTGAGGCGCAGGGGGAATTGCACCGAAAAGTTACGGGGAAGATGTTAGAGGTTGTTTCCAAAAAACTTGAAAGCATGAACCCCGAAGAATTAACCCAAGGGAATGTGAGCGAATGGGTGCAGACGGCTATCAAGACAGAAAGAGAAGCGGCGGGGCTGGTTGCGGATAACGGCAGGGCGGAAACGAAACAAGGCGAACTGAACTTTATATCGGACTTTAAGGGGCTGTAGAAGATGGGAACTACGGTAGTGTTCAAGCCTACGGCAATTCAGCGTAAAGCCCTTGCCATTTTGAAAAGCGGGGCGAAACATATACTACTGTTTGGCGGCTCACGTTCCGGCAAGACTACCGTTCTGGTGATGGCTATTATTTTCCGCGCTTTGCAGTATTCGGGCAGCCGTCATCTGATTTGCCGCTACAGAGCGAAGGACGCTCGTTCATCGGTGCTGTTAGAAACCATGCTGCCCTGGCTTGATAAGACTGTCGGCAATTCGGCTTATACCTACCTGAAACATGAAAGCATGATACGGCTTTTTAACGGCTCGGAAGTGTGGGTCGGCGGCTTGGGGGATAAAGAGCAGGCGGACAGAATTCTCGGCCATGAGTACAACACGATTTATTTTAACGAAATATCGCAGCTAACTTACGCCTCTGTTACTACGGCATATTCACGGTTGGCAATGCGGGTGCAGGGCTGCCGGAACCTGTTTTTCTATGACTGCAACCCGGGGAGCCCTTTGCATTGGGCGTATAAAATCTTTGTCTTAAAACGGACTTTTCATACCGGCGAACCGCTGGAGAAAGCGGAGTTGTACGCTTCCATGCTTTTGAACCCCGAAGATAACAGGGATAATCTGCCGGAAGATTACATCAGCGACATTTTAGATGTTCTGCCCGAAAAGCAAAAAGCCCGCTTTCGTGATGGGCTTTGGGTGAAAGCGGAAGGCGTTATCTATGACAAGTTTGATGAAAGCATGATTATCAAGGCTGCTGACTTGCCTGAAAAGTTTGATAGATTTGCTGCCGGACAGGATTTCGGCTTGAATATAACTTTTGTCAAAATTGCGTGGCTCGGTGATGTCGTGTATGTGTTGAATGACTACGGAGCGTTTAACATGACAACGCAGAGCTTTAACGAGGAATTGAACGCAAGGGGCTGGCTGGATTGGAAAGATGATATGGGCTGCCCTGTGTATTGCGATCCGGCTGGCGGGGAACGCATACAGGAAATTACCGGGGGCGTGAAAGCAAATAATTCTGTTGACAGCGGGATTGATTATATTAACGCCAAGATTGAACGCCGTCAATTCTTTGTGTGCGAAAACTGTACCGGGGTTCTATCGGAGATATGGGACTATTGCAGGGACGAAGCGGGGCAGATAGTCAAGGTAAATGACCACTTTCTAGATGCCTTGCGTTATGCGATATTCAGCGATATTCAACAGGGGGTGATTTTGTTATGAACCCCTTAAAAATATTTACTGCTCGCAAGAAAAAAGCATTATCACAAAATAATACACATACAAAAAATAGTTTTCAAAATTCCTTGTCGATTGATGATAATTTTAGTATATTTGATAGTGAACCCTTCATTGACAACTATCTTTGCAACGCCTGGATTAACATTGCGGTAAATGTTCTTATTCGCAATTTAGCACGGGCGGATTTCATTCTCGAAAGAGAAGGGGTTGAATTACAAAACGGCCCCCTCTACGAATTATTCCACAGACCAAACCCCTACCTAAGCCGCTACGACTTATGGAAGGAGAGCTTTGCGTGGTGGTTAATTGAAGGAGAGGCTTTTTGGTGGTTCGGGCCGGATTATTCGGGCGGGCTGCCGAAACAACTGTATATTCTTAACCCCAGGAAACTCCAACTTGAGGGAGAGGGGTTGGAAGTGCAAAGAGATTTTGTAACTACCAGGCGGCGCTGGTTTTATCATGCCGGAGCCGAATTAGTTCCTATCTTTTCAGATGAGCTGATCCATTTCAAGGATTGGAACCCGTGGAACCCGTTGCGGGGCGTTAATCCGCTGGTGTCATTAACCCTTGAACTTGAACAGGATTATTTCGCCAATAAAGCCAATTCCACCCTTCTAAAAAATAACGCCATACCGCAAGGCTTGTTGAAAACCGACCAGACACTTAGACCCGAAGAAGCTGACGCTATTGAACGGCGGTGGGAAAGTAAATATGGGCAAGTTAAAGCAGGGCGCAAGATTGCGGTGCTTGGTAAGGGAACCAGTTTTGAGGCTCTATCATTTAATCCTGATGTGGTAAAACTTTTTGAATTAAAGCGGTGGAACCTCTACACTATTTTAGCGAAGTTTGGAATTCCCCCTCGTGTTGCAAATATTTCTGACAAGTCAACGGCTCTTAGCGGAAAGGATACCAAAGAACAGCATTCGGCGTTCTGGCAGTATACCCTCATTCCTCTGCTGCGGCAGTTTGAACAAATTCTTGAAAGTCAATTTTTCATGCGTTTCAACCTGAAAGAAAACGGCAGGTTTGATTTATGGGATATACCGGAGTTAGCCGAAAATGAAGATTCGCAAAGCAAAAGGGATATTGCGGAAATAAACGCCGGATTAAAAACGATAAACGATGTTTTGAAAGAAAGGGGGAAAGAACCGAAACCCTGGGGCGATGTCTGGCACAGGCCGAAAAATCTAGTCGATACTTCCATTCCTAAAGGCGACAGCAAGGATGGATAGCAATGAAAGGGGGTACGCTGGTGGTTAGCAGGGATACTAAAAACTTCTCGCATTATAAAATTGAACTTGAAAAAATACGATTTAATAATGTTACCTGTACCGCAGCGGAAAAAGACGCTTTACATTCAATAATCCGGGAAATGAAACCAAGCCTGATGATTATAAACGCACGGTTTTATCAGCGTTCTACTCCCTTCCTAATGGGCAGATTATTAAAAGAATTTCCCAAGTTAAAAATTGCGGCAATCTCGCTGGATGAATACCCGCCCGAACTTGCCATGTATTTTATTGCTAACGGCGTGAAATCCTACGCTTCATATGTTAACGACGGCATTGATGAATTAAAGAAATGTATTGTAACAATCAGGGACGGCGGGGAGTATGTTTCCTCTGGTGTTACTGATTGTATGAACAAGCGGGAAGAAGAACTGCGCCCGGCCAGTAATATTACAGATTATTACAAAGAAATAATACTACTTATTTGCAATGGTTTTAAGGATGAAGAAATCGGCGACTTAATGCACGTAACAAGGCGGACTATTTCTACCCATAAATCTGAAATATACAGAAGCCTGAATGTAAGAAATGAAAATGAGTTAATCAAGGTAGCGCAAGATTTGGGATTTATAGAACAGCGGGGAATGTCTTTTTTCCCGAAAGATTTTGTAGTGTCTCCATTGCCTGACAAAATAAAAGGCAAAAGGAAAAAGGCAAAATAACACCGCCATTTGTTGCGGAAGGAGTGTCAATGATTGTAAGAACGAAAAGCGGGAATTTGCCAGAAAATCGGCATCCATACCAATTTTCTGGCTCGGAGTTTTTACTTTGTAAAAACTCCACACAGTTTATTTCAGCGGCATCCATGCCGCCAGCAGTATTGCTGGATTTTTTAGGCGTGAAGAAAGAAGCGGCGGGGGTGCAGAAAGTAGCGGGTGAAATTGAATTGATTGCGCCTGTTCCTTTTTGTCTGACTACTGATGTGGAAGCGGGACAGGGTATGCCCTGGACGCTTAGCACATATGACCTTGACCGTTTCGGGGAAAGGATAGATCCGCATGGTTGGGATTTCAAGCGGTATAGGGAAAATCCTGTCATCGAGTGGGCGCACCGCTACGACATTCCGGCTATCGGAAAAATGGAAGGGCTGACCATTGATGATAAAGGGCTGCATGGTCTGGTGTATTT